GCCTCTGGTAAGAAAGTTATCTTAAAAAAAGAGATAAATATAGTTAAATTCAAAGAGTCAAATAATGTAGATGGCACTATACTTGCAGAGGTAAAACAAGGTAAAGATGGCGCTAGTATTAAACTAAACGACAGAATGAAAGCCCTACAATGGCTTGCTGAACATATGGACATTGCCACAGAAGAGCAGAGGGCAAGAATAGACAAACTAAAAGCTGATACTAATAAAATAAACGGAATCAATACAGACATAGAGGATTTGTCTGAAATAGACGGTGAAATCTATGGCGATTAGTAAGAGTAAAAAGATTGATTTCAAATTCAGCCAAAAGCATATTGACTATATAAAAGCTTGTAGAGAAAACTTAATAAACGTTGCTGAGGGCGCAGTAAGAGCTGGAAAGACTGTAGATAATGTATTCGCCTTTAGAAAAGAACTTGAGACGACTAAGGACAAAATACATTTAGCCACTGGATCCACAGTAGCCAATGCAAAATTAAACATTGGCGAGTGTAATGGTATGGGCCTTGAATACCTATTTAGAGGTCGTTCCAAATGGGGCAAGTTTAAAGACAATGAGGCCTTGTTTGTAAAGACTAAGACGGGACAAAAGATAGTCATTTTTGCTGGTGGAGCTAAAGCTGATAGTTATAAAAAAATAAGAGGTAAGTGAAATTGCCTTAACATTCCTTTACTGTTTATCGACGGGGTAGTCCTTGAGGACTGCTAACGGGGAAGCCAAAAGGTAATCCCGTGGGAAATTAAATACATTACCCGAGAGGAGTATGAACAAATGGATGAGGAAATCTTTAAAGAACTAACTTGGACAGATGGAAGATATTATGTTTCGAATTATGGGAATGTGAAGAGTGTAGGCGGTAAAAAGAATAAAAGAAAAAAATATACTATTATGAAAACACAGATAAATAATAATGGATATAAATTTTTGAAATTATTTTACAATGGGAAACATCATACTTTTTTGGTACATAGATTAGTGGCTATAGCATTTATGGGAGAACATGAAGGCATGGATATAAACCATAAAGATGGCAATAAATTAAATAATAGATTGGAAAACTTAGAATGGTGTACTAGAAAAGAAAACATGAAACATTGCACTCTAAATGGTCTTAGAAGTGATATCAAAAAAGTTATAGCTATCAAAAAAGGTAAAGCAGTAAGCAAAGGGTATCACTCGAGAGACCTAGCTGAAAAAATGATAAAAGAAAATTTAATCCCTAAAGAAACTAATATTGAAACATTTGCTAGACAAGTTAGAAAAAAGATTGATTCAGAGAAGCCATATAAGGGCTTCTTTTTTGTTAGTATTTAAAACCTGTAACGACTATCCGCTTAATAGCGGAGTACAACTACTATTGATACGTAGTTGGAAAAGGGAATGAACCCGAAGGGTTTAAGAGATAGTCTAATTATTGAATAATAATTGAATTCTTACGGCATGTGGATTGCAACAGAAATAAATCTACATCATGACGACACAATTAAAGAGGCCTTTAACCGTCAATTAATGGCTGACAGAAGAAAAGTATTCTGGGATTTAAACCCTAGCAGACCTGGTGCAGACATTTACAAGGAATACATAGATAACTACGCTGAAAAGCAGAAAAAAGGCGAGTTTGTTGGTGGTTATAATTACTGCCATTTTACTATTTTTGATAATGCAGCACTTACAGAACAAAGAATAAGAGAAATTGTATCTCAGTATGATAAAAACTCTATTTGGTATCAAAGAGATATCGAAGGTAAACGAGTTATTGCCGAGGGTCTAATATATAGGCAATTTGCAGATAATCCAAATAAGTTCCTGCTTGAGAAACCACCAGTAAACCTTATGCAGATAATTGCAGGGGTCGACTTTGGAGGAAATGGATCTGCACATGCATTTGTAGCGACAGGAATAACTCAAAACTATAAGCAAGTAGTAGCGCTGGTATCTGAAAGACATGACGCAAAAGACATTACACCAACGCAGTTGAATAAACTCTTTATAACGTTTTTAAATCGAGTCATTGCAATGTATGGGCGAGTAGATATCACATATGTAGACAGTGCAGAACAGACTCTTAAAAACGGATTTATTGAGGCTGTTTTAAAGGCGGGATTAAGTATACCAGTAAAGGATGCGGCTAAAAAAGAGATTGTAGATAGAATCCGATTAACATCCGCTCTAATGTCAACGAATCGATTTAGTTATACAAAAGATTGTGAAACATTGGTTGATGCACTCAGTACTGCAGTATGGGATCCAGACGAGGAACAAGAAGATATAAGGCTTGACGATGGCACTAGTGATATAGATACATTAGATGCCTTTGAATATACAATTGAAAGATTTATAAAAGCATTTATTTTTGTATAAAGGCAGGTGAGAACATGGACAAAGAGATAATTGAGTTGGTAAAAAACAAAATAAACGGTAATGAAGTATTCACCACAGGAGCAAACAATTACAAACTGTGGCTTGATATGTATAGAGATGAAGCTCCATGGTTAGGTCCCGAAACATTGAGTCTTAATCTATCGTCAACAATAGCATCAGAACTAGCGAGGCTTACAACTATAGAAATGAAATCAGAAATAGAAAAGCAGGATGACCTAAACAAAGATTACCAAAAGGTGGTGGATGACGCTAGGCGATTTGTAGAGTATGGGCTCGCCCTTGGAGGTGTCATTTTAAAGCCGTATGTATCAAAAGACAGAATAACAGTAGACTATGTGACACCTGATTTGTTTATTCCTATAAGTTTTGATAATTTCGGAGAAATAGATCATATTGTTTTTATAGATGAAACACAGATAGGAGAATCCTTCTTCCGTAGAATAGAAGAACATAATCTCACTAGCGGAGTTTATGAAATAAACAATGCCTGCTTTGAGTCGGATTCCTACAATGATTTAGGTGAAGAGGTAGAGCTTAGCAAAGTAGATAGGTGGTCTGACTTATTAGAAAGCGCAGTACTTGAGAATGTAGACAAGCCGCTATATAGCTATTTTAAAAATCCTCAAGCCAACAATCTAGACCTTACAAGTCCCATGGGTGTAAGTTGCTATTCCCGAGCTACAAGTTTGATTCAAGACGCAGACGAGCAATATTCAAGAATTATATGGGAATATGAAGGTTCTGAACTTGCAATAGATGCTGATTTAACAGTATTAAATGCAAAAGGAGGCTTACCAGCAGGACGAGAGAGGCTATTTAGAAATCTAGGCATAGATCAAAAAGATGGGTTTTATGAGGTGTTTAGCCCAGCAATAAGAGATAGTTCATTATTTAATGGCTTAAATCAAATACTAAAGCGAATAGAGTATGTTTGTGGACTTGCGGTTGGAACAATATCAGACCCAGTAGAGGCAGAGAAGACAGCTACAGAGATTAAATCTAGTAAGCAAAGGTCCTACTCTACAGTAACAGACATTCAAAAGTCATTACAGAACTCTTTAGAGGGCTTAGTAGAAGCAATGATTATATACGGTAAAATCTATTTCAAGAGACCTATTACAGAGCCTAGCATTAGCTTTGAATTTGATGATAGCATTATTGTTGATACAGGCACAGAACAGGCAATCAGAATGCAAGAAGTAGCTGCAGGTTTGATTAAGCCTGAAAGTTATCTAATGTGGCGATATGGGGTAAGTGAAGAAGAAGCAAGAAAAATGCTACCTAGCGTAGATGAACCAAAAGAACCTAATGACGAGGAAATCGAATAATGATTACCCCAGAAGAATTAAAAGCCTTACCTGATGATCTAGTCGCCTTATATGAAAAATTAGAAGACGATTTACTCTATGATATATCAAGTAGCATTGCCAAAAACGGTGCAATCACAGAAACGACAAGAGATAGAATAGAATCTGCTTTTGAACTAGGTATAGATATAAAGGAAAGAGTAAAAGAACTCAATGATATAAGCGACAAAGAAATAGAACGCTTATTTGAAGATTTAGCTATTAAAAACATGGAAACAGATAATGAAATCTATGAATTAGCGGGTTTAAATCCTAAGTCTTTTAAAGAATCTCCTAATGTTATGCAGTATGTAGCTGCAGTAATCAATAAAACTAAGGGAGATTTATATAACATAACAGGAACATTAGGGTTCACTCGTTATAAAAATGGTGCAAGCTTCGTAGGATTGAAAGACGCATACAGGGAAGCAGCCAACTTTGCAAATATCAAATTATCAAGCGGAGCTTATAATTACAATCAAATTATTAGGCAGGCGGTCATCGAACTAGCTGATAGCGGAATAAGATTTGTAGATTATGACAGCGGCGTAACCAGACATATAGACGTGGCGGTTAGAACATCTTTGATGACTTCGAGCGCTCAAATGAGTGGGGAAATTAGCCTTATGAATGCCTACGATGTAGGCTGTGATCTAATGGAGATAACCGCTCATGCTGGGGCAAGACCAACACATCATATATGGCAAGGCAAAATAGTAAGCCTAAGTGGCAGACGTGGCTATTTAAGTCTTGATGATATCGGATATGGAGACGTTACAGGGT